TTCAGTACGAGTCGACCGAGCAACAAAGGATAGCCTTGAAACAATCAGTGAAGTATTAGGAGTAACCAAGAGTGAAGCAGTACGCAAGGCTATCCTATATTACTTTGAGAATGCAGAAGAGGATTAACATATGACAATCAATAACATCATTGGCTTATTACAAACAGTAGTGGGCGTATCATTGGCTATTGGGTTAGGATATACAGTAAGCAATTGGTTCAAGACACTGGCTACTTCCGCTAAGAATGAACGTGTGAAGTTTGCATTAACCACAGCAAGTCAGGTAGTTTTAAAGGCGCAAGAGTTTATCGCTAATGGTTCCATACAACAATCAGACGCCGTATCAAACTTATTAAAGCGTATTAAAGATAATGGGTATGAGAAGTATTTCACAGAAGAACAAGCATTGGCATATGTTAAACAAGCCTATGCGACGAATAAAGCAAATGGAACGCTAGGAACTGTAAAATCTATTGTAGCAGATGACAAATTAAAAGAAGCTGAAGCAGTTGTTACTCCTACAAACCAAATAGGCTTTGTTACAACACCCGAAGCACCAGCACAATAAGGAGGTAATTATGGCATATACAATTAAACGAGATATAGTAGTTCCTGATAGATATGTTTATAACACAAGCCAATTACAACCCGGCTTTCATCAAATCCATTTACACTCAACAGGTAATCCTAACTCATCTGTACAGAATGAGCGAGACTACTTAGCTGGTCATTATAACTTGGCTAACTACACACACTTGGTTGGAATTACGAACGGTCAAGTTGATATTAGACAAGTGATGAATACAAACGGTGGTGCATGGGACGTTGGTGGTGACTGGAATTGGGAGACTTGGGGAGCGATTGAGTTTGTCGAGGGTTCTATCAAATCACAGGCCGACTTCAACAAAGCATATCCAGCCTATATTTGGTTGGCTCGTTACTTAGCTAAGCAAGCTGGCATACCTTATACGATTGATAACTCTAATATTTCAGGGATTAAAACCCACAACTATGCAAGCGCCACAGGTCATGGTTCAGATCACGTCGACCCAATTCAATTCTTAGCAAAGTGGGGTGTTAGTCGTTCTAAGTTAAATAAAGATATTATGAATGGAGTTAACGAAGTGATTAAACCTAAATTTAAAAATGATACACAGGTTCGCTTAATTAAAGGAGCCTCTCGAGCTAGTACAGGTACCAAGTTTACTGACTCGGTTAAAGGCACTTGGGGTAAAATTATTTATTCTACTCAATTACCAAAAACACAATCAAAATCTAAATTCTCATATCGGGTTGCATTCTGGTATCAAAACAACATCACATTTTGGTCAGTGTTAGAGCAAGACCTAGAAATTAAATAAACCTTTAAAAGCTGATTTAATAAGTTGGCTTTTTTATTTTGCAAAAGTGTTGACAATCAAATAATGACGTGTTACAATTAATTCATAAGTTAAAGGAGGTCACAAAAGATGACAAAATATATAGCTTACATGGTAGAATTTGACAACGTGACTTATTATGTGGATACTATTGATATGCAACTCACCGCTAGTAATTTCACATTAACACGCCAATACACAGGTAATCATTATGACCCAGCCTATCTCAAACGCCAAGCTTCGTTTAAGGTTAAGCGATTGATATTTGGCAGATTAAGCAAAACATTTAAAAGCGTTAAAGTGTTTGCAATTAGAGATGATGGCACACAGGAGCAATTATGACACACACAGTATGGAAAGTTGAATTTTTTGGAGAGGGTACGTCGTGGGAATATAATAACCTAACCTACGAACAAGCCAGTGAAAAAGTTAATAATTGCCCGCCAGAATACATGGCTTTTATGGAACCAGTAGATATCTTGGAGGTAAACTAATGACATCATATAAGAAAATAAACAAATTGGCTAGTATGGATGGATTTACAAGCAATTACAAGTGGAATTTAGAATTGTCACGAATGATGACAAACAAGCCAAAATTTCCCCATGTCAAGTATATTCACTCATGGATATCATACCGTCAAAGGAGAAACTGAAATGTTATATGAACAAAATTTACCACTAACACAAGCCTATAATGAAAAGCAAGTGAAGCAAAAACAACGTTACAACGAATCATTTGGCAGACTAAGACAAAAACAGAAAGCTACGATTGACAAACGTTTATCAAGAATACTAGAATATATCAATCGCACGAATGAAAAGGATATTCAAGTTATCGCTTATCATATTGGCGTATCTATGTCAACTATTAGAGCAGATATGAAGAGGTTACATTTAGAAATTGAAAGGGGTAAATTGGTATGAGTAAAGTTAGACGTGAGAGACATAAAAATTTAGTTTTTTGGCGTCAAATAGGGAAAACCATTAATAAAGTTGAAACCCACCATAATAAGCCAAGATGGAGGCGATGGAAAAAAGCAGAATATGAAAGGATTTTCAAAAAATGAGCAAAACAGACCGTATATTATCCCTCATCACCGAACTACAAACGGGTAAATATGTACTAGTTAAGGAGCACAGGGATAAATACCAATTAAGTGAAAGCACAGCCCAGCGAGACTTTAGATATGCCATAGATTACTTAAATCAACTTGGCGGGTCAGTTAAGATGGGTCGGGATACGGATAAGAATGTTAGATATTGGAGTGAGTGATGAAAACATTAAATGTATACAGCTATGATATTACAGGAAAGTTACCAAAGTTTAGAGATTTGGAGCTTTGGGAGATTGAGCGAGATAATATTGGCTTGTTAGGGGTGCAAGATACTTTCAAATCTGATTTTGATTATGTTAGTCCAGATTGTATTTTGGATTATTTATATAATCAACAAGGAACTTTCATGGGTAATATTTGGACGTATACCCTTGACGAAATAAAAGAACTTTTAAATAATGCTTGACAATCAAATAATGACGTGTTACAATTAATTCATAAGTTAAAGGAGATAATATATCATGAACTTAGTAGATAAAAAAGTATTTGTAATAGCTACCCGCAAATCAAATAACGACTCGTGGGAAACTTCTGGAGCAACGTACGGCAACTTAGTAGATGTTAACGCAACTGCCGATGGATTAGCCAAAGTGTTCACAGGAGAAGTCAAAGTGTTTGTATTTGATAGAGCACGAGAGATTGTAAATGTAAAGATGGATTATAAGGAGCCAGATAGATGATTGATAAGTTAAATGAGGACAGCGATTTATTAGTATCAGATCCCATATATAAGCCAAGTCATTACCAACTAGAAGACGGCACACAAGTAAAAGACCATATCACAAGTTTAACAGCTCACATGTCAGGGGTTAGGGCTTGGGCAACAGGTAACGCAATCAAATACTTGGCTCGTGCTGGTCGTAAAGATGATATGGTTAAGGACTTGAAAAAAGCACAAGAAAATATACAGATTATTATTGATGATGTTGAAAAGGAGCACAACTAATGAAAATTACAGTAAAAAATAACTATGGTAAAGTAAAGCGGGTTAAAATTGGTCTATCATGGACTTTCTTATTCTTTGGCTTCTTCGTCCCACTATTCCGAGGTGATATGAAAAATTTTATGATTGCATTAGCCATTGACATTTTAGGCGGGTTTGTAAGTATTGGTATTATCACGCTGGTATATCACATTTATATGTTTATCAAGTATAATGATGACTACTTACAAGACCTCTATCGACAAGGTTATCATGGACAAGAAAAGGGAGAGTTTTAATGCTAACCCTCGATGAAAAGATAATACACAAAGGCAAACCAGTTGGACTTCCTTATGTTGGTAGCAAGAAGAAAATTAGCAAAAAGATTGTTGAAATAATCAAGCAGAATTTTGGAACAGATAATACGGTTTATGATGTTTTTGGTGGTGGTGGTGCAATTACAGCTGAACTGATGATTAACGGCATCGATGTTGTTTATAATGACTTAGATAAAACAATTACTGATATGTTTAACCGTGTTTTAATTCAAGACAGAGAATGGATAAAAACGCTAATTGTTAGTCGTGATGAGTTTATTGAAATTAGAGAAAAAGAAATTAAAACGGTTGATGACGAATTAAAGTTGTTAGTCAATAGTTTTGGCAATAATCGAAAAGACTATTTATACGCAAAAGACATAAGTGATATTAAGTATAATCTAGCCGTTGAGATTTTAGAAAAAGAAGATGTATTATTCGGTTATAAAAAAACCACAACTTATCAAAGAGATGTTAATCTTTACGAAGATAAACTAGGATTCGTTGATAAACAGGAAAAACATATAGTATTACAACAATTAGAACGATTACAACAATTAGAACAATTAGAACGATTACAACAATTAGAACGATTACAACAATTAGGACAATTAGAACGATTACTAAAAACAATAAATAAAGACTATAAATATTTTTCGAATGTCAAAAATAGTATTTTATATCTAGATCCACCCTACGAAAACTCTGATACACGTAAATATAATTCGCAAATTGATTATCAAGAGTTCTACGATTGGGCTTATGAAATGTCAAAAAACAATATCGTATTATTGTCGAGTTATGAAGTTTCAGACGATAGATTTGAATGTGTTTATGAATTTAAAAACGCCAGAAGTACAATGGCTGGTGGTACGACTGGTAAAAGAACAGAAAAGTTGTTTATGGTGAAAGGATAAAACATGACAAATTACAACGTTACAATTAAAGAAATTACAAGTACAACAGCAGGACAAGGTTTCACAATCGGACAAGGTGGGGTTATCTCAATTGAATTTAATCCTACATTGGCAAGTAGTATCACTAATCAATTACCAAAAGGGGAGTTTTACCTAATTAAGTTCACAGATGAAAATAAATTCATGTATGTCCCTAGCGCTCGATTTAAGGCTACCTTTACTACTTCTGTTATAGTTGAACCAGAACCAATTGAAAGTACCTCAAACAGCCAATCAGAGACATCTAGCCCTATTAACGACTCAACAAGCCACAGTGAAACTAGTGAGTCAGAAAGCCAATCGGAAGTGTCAACTGATAGCCAAACTGAAACTAGTGAGTCAACGTCTAGCTTATCAACTAGTCAAAGTATAAGCGAACAACCAACCTTAGATTTAAGAGGTAAAAATAATGGATAATCAATCAAAAGAAAAACTAAATCAACTACTAGTAAAAATTATTTTATTCTTCGTACTAGTTGCTATTATTGCCTTACCTATTTGGCTATTCACACTGTTTGGTAGCATTGTATTCTCTATCTTAGTGTTTGCCGTTGAAATGGTTGTATCATTAGGTATTGTATTAGGATATAACAATTAGTCCTGTGAAAGGGGCTTTTTTTATTGCATATTTTATGATATAATATTAGTACACAAAATAAGCGAATGGAAACATAATAATGGCATGGGCTATGGATATAATCTTAACAACACTTCACAATTCACACATTTTTGTCGCAATTATATATGCCAGTTTTATTGATATATTTTTAGGTATTATTAAAGCGGTTGTATCTAAGTCATTAAATTCTACTATTAGCGCTTATGGCTTATTAAAACATTGTTTACTTATTTTAATCCCACCACTGACAGTACCAATATTTTTTGCATTGGGATATGGCGACTATTGGAGCGTATTTGAAACCCTTGTATTATTTACACAAGCACTTAGTTTAGCAGAGAATTGGATATCGTTAGGACTACCATTCCCCGAAGCAATTGCCAAGTATTTGGATAACGAGAAAAAAGAATTAGTTAAACAATCAGACGACCCAAAGAAATAGGTTGTCTTTTTTTATTTAATGTGATACAATGAATATATAAACTTAATTAAAAGGACGAACCAACATGAAATTTACGTACACAGAACACTTGGGATTTGATAAAAATAACCAACCAATCACAAATGATTACAAGTTTTTACGGACAATCAATACCGAGAAAATCTTTAAAGATGAAACTGGTGATGAATTTAACGCCCAATTAGGTGAGGTTGTAAGTAGATTGGCTAGTTTTGAACAAGACCCCACAGACCCTCAAAAAGCCAGTGAAATTACTTCATTACAGTTTATTGAGACCCGTCATGATGTTTTGAAATTCTTGTATGCCCAGACAGTTGATGGTATATTAGTACAAAATGAAGATACACGCAAAGAATATGAAGAGTTAGATTTGCCAGAGGGTGTATTATTCAATCAATTTCTTGCTAAGCTCACAGGTCAAAAGTAAGCATAAAAATGATGAAGGTGGAGAAAAGTATTACTTAATTTATAGGATAATAGCCTTTCTCATGTACCTTAATCAACCACTAAGCGAGATACTAACGCTTGACATAAGTGAAGCAAGTGAGATTATACGCCAGTACAATAAGTTAACATCTAGTAAATCAAAACCAAGTAAGCCAAAAGGATTACCAAAGATTGATTACAGCCAACAAAAAAAGCCAAATGATTGATTTCATAAGGCTTTTTTATTTAGTCTGGAGTTGCACTTAACCACTCTGGGTCTGTTGATGTCATAGCGGTTCCGATCCCTCTTAATGAAGCACTTGCGTCAACCGGAGAACCAGAATATATGGCTGATTGGTTGGCGTTATTGTGTAGTGCAATAGTCCAGTCATGTTGGTTTCCGTTAAAGTTGTTACCAACTATATATGTGCCAGCATCTTTTCCATTGATATCAGGATTAGCCCACGATGGCATTTTTTCAACCAGCCTTTTATTTCCAGAACTAAATGAAGATTTACCTGTTGTTGCCTGATATGAGAAATTTAACATATTACCTGCACGTACGATGGTTAATATTCTACCAAAACCATAAGGCATATTACCGGTTCTAAAATATGATTGGGGGTTAACTAGTGTCCATGTGCCAGTGCTTGAAGCGGGAAACGTTGATGATGACGCGTGTGATATATTGGCTTTCAAAATTGCATTTTTTAGATAACCATTGTCGGTATTGCTCCCATTTAATGAGTTTACCATAACTACATCACCAGCATTGTATTGCGTATTAGGTTTCCAGTTAGGGTATAGCCCAGCGGTTACTTGGTTTGCAAATGATACTGATGATGTACCATTGATTAACCAAATAGGTATATTGGCTTTTGTATCGCCTTTATTTAAATCTCCTGATGGATTATTGAAAAATCCCACCGTGTACTGGTTATTTTGAACTATTTCTCCATCTTGGTTTTGTTTAGTTAAATCTACAATCAAACCCAAGTGTTGCGCACCAGTAGTAGTTAGCTTGTACGTTGTAGTGGTAGTTAACTCAAATAATCTTCCTTGTACCAACGCTTTACCAGCTGTAACTTGAACCGCACCCCCTACTAAAGATGGAACCAATCCTGTGATAATTCGGTTACCAATGCCACTAAAAACAGCTCCGTCAGCGCTGGGAGATACGTTCATAAAGTCAGCTTGATATACTAATTCTGTATTTGCTAATGTCATGTTATTACCTTTCTTAAATCAAGTCTTGTAATTTGTATAAGTAAAATTCAAACGGTATCGAACTACCTGTTCCACTTGCCACAGAAACAGTTACGGTATTGGCGTTTAATATTGTTTGAATAGTGCTATATACAGAAAGTAAGTTATCCCAATACTTTGATGCTGGGAATCCTTTATTGAGGAGTGTAAACGTATCGAAGTTATCTAATGAGTAGCCAATCATATCACTTGAAATTTGAAGTGGCACATTAGTCTGGCTTGTTGTTAGAGTAGCAGACAACCCATTTGGAGCCGTTAAAGTCACATTTACGGTAGTTGTTTGTGATGGGATATTGATTATAAAACCATTATATCCATCAGTTTTAACCTCGTCTGTGATTATTTGGTAGCCATATTTATAGTTGTATTGATAAGTGTATTTTTTAGTCCCACCATTATAAGGATAAACAGTTGCGCTTGTACGCTGAACTGATGACTGCCACCTACCCGCTAATTCCAATGTTAGTTCGGCTTGTACACCATTCACGTAAGGGTTTTCTACAAAGTCAATCGTTTTAATCTTGGCTTGTTTACTAAATATCAAATCTGGATTATTTGTATTTGCCACGGATATTTGGTTGATTGAGTTTTGATTTTTAGCTATCCATTGCGCACGAGCTTGTCTACCATTATCATAATCAGACATAAAAGTCAATACCAACTTAACATCATAAGACGAATACATAAGTGAGATATTAGTTACTGATGTAAAAATAGAGTTTTCTCTTGGGTTTAAACTATCAAAACCCGACATGTCCAAATACTCAGATCCGACATTACTTGGGTCACTCGAGTAAATAGTTCCCTCGTTATTTTTTAAGTAAATTGTTCTAGTATCTGACATCTTTTAATCTCCAAATGTTATGTCGTCGTTATCACCCACAATGGCTTGATTAGTAGTAAAGTTTATCTCTCTTAATTGGCTTGTCACAATGTTATCCTCTAAATTAGCCAATCTAATATATTGACCAATGAAAGGACTATCATTCTGACCAATAAATAGGGGTGAACCATCTAATCTCATAACCATTTGAGACCTAATGGCGTATATGCTGGTTTTTAGTAAGCTGGTAGCACTTTCTACTAACTCGGATAATGTACCATTTTCCATACTTGCATAAGCCACACGAGGGGTTGCGCCGACATTGATAATACCGTTAGTTGGAATTTGGCTTGTTATAACATTGAAATTTTCATCTAAAATCGCATAATATCCATATAAATTACCGTCTTCTGTATATCCAAACACCATTGATGTCTCACTGTCCGCATTCCTTGATTGTTGTACGTACTCTAAAACGTTTGTAGTCGATAAATCAATAAAGTAATTTGGGTTATCAATCGTATTTTTCGTAGAACCACTAACCGCTACTCTAGGACTTGTTTCACCAATATAATAAGTAAATTGTATATCCCATGCACCATGTAAGCGAGCAATAAAATTCTTAAATATGGTATCAATCGTACTTTCGGTATGATCAGAGTAATTCGAGGTTTTAGTAATATCCGAAGTGATTGTCATAGAACCATTGTTTTTTAAATATGGGTTATTACCAGTCAAAAAGTTCCATACACTCATAATAGCATTGGCCAAGTTTACCTGTGGAAGATAAGAACCTTTACGGATATACACGTTTTCACTCAAATTCATAATAGGAGCAAAGCGATATGTTCCCTCATTAATCTTACTCAAAAACATAATTCCAATTGCTTCATGGGCTGGTCGTGAATAATTGGCGCTAATTACATATCCAGCTTTCATATTGGTTGCGTCCATTATAATATCATTTTGTCTAGGATAGTAGCCAAGTTGGTTGGGTTCTGTTAAAAAGACCACATCAATAAAACGTGTGCCATCTAACTTTAGAACGTCGTTTTTTATTAAGACATTCATTGTGTAATATTCCCATGTAGCGTCTGTTGAACGTTGCATGATTGTAACAGCTTTTCCAGTCTTTTTCATACTACGATTATATCACATTTTAGACAATAAAAAAAGCACTTTTAATCAGTGCTTAATCCAACTCTACGCAATTCACGTTTAATTTGAGGTACAACCGAGTCAGGGTTTGTACCGTTAACATTAATGATAACTTGATTAGATGTTGTTGATGTAGATGTTCCAGCAGTAGCCAATGAACCACCAGCCAATCCGATACTTGGTAATGATATGTTACTCATTGAGCCAGTCAATTGGTCTTTTAATTTTTGTGCGTGACTACTAATAAATCTATCTTGGCTTGTCATACCAACCGCAATACCTTGAGGGATAAACTTACCGACCATATCTCTCATCACACGACTTGGCGAATGAATACCAAGTAATGAACGTATTTTCTTTGGTATCATATCAGTAAGAGCACCAATGGCAGATGTAACTGATTTCCATGCTCCTTTGATACCACTAGCAATGCCGTCAACAATATTTTTACCAATGTCAGCAACATTTCCAATGGCTTTACTAATGGCATTAAACACACCAGAGAAGTGACTACCAATTTTACCAGCTACGCCAGATACTGATTTGATAATTCCCGAGACCATTCTACCAGCAAATCCTATAATGTTACTGAATGTATTAGCTATTCCACGACCGACACCACCTAAGCCAGAACCCATAATTCTAAATCCATTAGCAATATTATTAAATACACCAGATAGTGAACTAAATAGTCGAGAACCAAAACCCATAATCCCGCTAAATACACGACTTACTACGCCACCAACAACTCCTAATACACCATTAAACCCAGCAAATTGTCCCATCAATTGACCAATAAAACCAGCCACAGTGACAAATATAGGAGCCAAGGCTTGAATAACAGACCCAACAAATTGAATTACAGGAGTTAATACCCTAGCTACACCAGCCAAAACATTAAATGCGGTGGTTAATGCTCCCATCACGCCAGATACGAACCCACCTAAGAATGCCCCTAATATTTGGAACACAGGCATAAGGCTTGAGGCAATTACATTGACAATTGGTTGAATAGCGTTCCATAAGTTGACAAATGCTGTTAATAATGGTTGTATAGCAGGAGTTACATAACCCAAGAATGTTTGGAACCCAGCTTGTAACGCTGGTAATATGGCTTGTGCTAAATTAGTCAAAGCGCTAAAGTCCATAGTACCCAATACGCCACTAATAGTCGTTGAAATAGTAGCGAACAATGTTTGAATCTGATTACCACTACCGACTAAGCTACTAATAACCCCAGATAGTCCAGAAAACGCTTGCGGGATCGCTTGACCAATTGCTCCAAATGTCTGTTCTACCACTGTTCCTAATTGGCTTATAATACTGCCAATTCCAGTTATTTGTCCTAATGGGGTAGTAATATCTAATGACTTAATCCCATTGTTAACAGCAGTGATCATATCTGCAACACCACGAGTCACAGCAGTTTTTGCATTAGCCATTGATGTTCCAATACCGCTCGTACTATCTTGCGCAATCTTAGATAGTGAAGCAATACCCCCACCACCGTTTTTATCAAGGTTAACAAGTGCGTCATTAAATTGAGATACTGAAATGGAACCATCAGATAAGCCAGACTTTAGGACACCAGTCGTAATACCCATTTGCTTAGCCATAGCATTCAAAGTTGGGCCCAAACCACTATCAATCATCGAGTTCCATGTTTCAGCGTCAATCTTACCATTTGAAAATGCTTGACTTAATTGGGTAATTGAGTTAGTAACCTGTTCAGTTGTTCCACCAAACCCTAAGATACCATCGTTTAATGCCTTGAATACACTAACTGACTGTGGCATATTACCGTTAAGCGAAGATGTTAACAATTGTACACCAGAAACGGCGCTATCAAGAGATGTTGGTAATCCGTTAATGGCGTTTTTCAGGTTATTCATTTGAGTATTAACAACACTAGTCTTAACACCCATATTTTGAAAGTTACGAGTGGCATTAGTCAGAGTATCAATACGAGTGATAGCACCTTGAACATTATTTGTAATTAATGAAAATGCTTTACCAACAACCGTAGCACCAATTGCACCAATAAAAGAACCCATAGCTACTGTACCAACACCGAGCTTTTGAGTTAAACTACTGGTCGATTTGCTTGCTTGATCTAATCCGCCAGTTTTTGCGCTTGCTAATTCAGCTTTTAATTTTACGGCTTGACTTTCTGTTGTTTCTATGTCTCGTGAAAGTTTTTGAGCCTTAACACTATTTGCGTCAAATCCCTTACTAGCTTGCATACTTGCCAATTGGCTTTTTAAGGACTTACTTTTATTTTGTGTGGCTGTTAATTGGTTCTCTAAAACACTAATATTCTTGGTTAAAATACTAGTATCGCCTGTTAATTTGAATGCGCTATTAAGGTTACGTGATTGATTAGCCAATGAACGAATGTCGCCATTGATTTGTGCAATTGATTTTGTAACAGAACCAACATCTGCCCCAATCTTCAATAAATATGATGAACTAGTAGCCATTTAAAAGCTCCTTTTGATGGATTACCCAGCTAGTGAGTAAAAAAACGTCTTAGAATGCCGTACAGACACCCCTTTATTCTACTTATTATATCATATTTTAGGCAATATAAAAAGCCCTAAACAAATAAATGTCAAGGACTCAATGACTGTTATCCGCCTATAATACCCTTAAAATCAGCGGGCTTTAAAATCTTAGTTTTGTATGTGTCAAATACTGAGGCATTTTTGGCCGTTCTAGTGACAATGAATTGCTTAACAATACCCTCACCAAAATCAAAACCATCAACGTTCAAAGTACGAGAATAAACCTTAGGGTTGATTTCATCTTCGTCTTCATCGTCACTTTCCGTATAGGCACCAGAGGTTACACCATAATAGACTTCTAGTTTCTTAGTAACTGTTCCCTTATCGTCTTGCACGTCCAAAATTCGTTGAACAGAAAACTTAGGATACTTTCCGTTATCAGTAAAGCCTGTTCCACTATCCAAATAACCCATTTGCTTCATTTCATCTGGCGTATATTGTAGATTGTCTTGGTCGATAGTCAGTGTCTTAGCATTAAGCAAAGTCATGTGTGTTTGAGCGTCTGCATAAATCTTTTTACTATCTTGATCTACAGATGGACTAAACTTTTGTACACCAGTTGAATAGCTAACTGCGCCAGTACCATCACCACCCAAACCATAAGTGACCTCTTGCGTACCGTGTGTAATTTGTCGTGTATCATATGCCATGTTTTTATTATCCTCACGTGAGTTTTATATCTTATGTGTATTATATCATATCATTTAACAGATGTCAAAAATGATTTACCTAATTGGGTTCGATACCGATTGAAAAAGCCAGCATGGACTCCCCGCTTATTTTGAACGTTGACAATTTCCATAAACGCTGTCCCCTCTTTTCGATAATCATGAGTGGGGTAAACAACCGAGTAATATTTTCCATGTTTAACCGATACGCCACTAACCATTTGGCCAGTTCTACCTTTAGGGGCCATAGCACGCCATATACCCAAACCTGAGTTAGATTGTGAAGAGGCTTGTTGTGCTGTTTTATCTCGCTTTTCTAACACTTTGGCGATTGCAAATTTTTTAGTACCGTTCGTAATATCAACTATTGAATTAACTCTCTTAACCATTAGAGAACCACCACGTCTTTTGTATATTGAACCAATGTATTAAGGTTTTCATCAATCGCAATTTCAGAGACTTGTGTATAACCTAAATCAGCCAACTCTTCTGAATTATCTACTGTGGCATATACATTTAAAGTAACTCGCCAATAATGTGGTGTTTGATCTGCGGTTCCTTTAGTAGTGAGATAATTTATGATCGCTGATGTGTTATCAATTGTATTTAAATCCGCTTTCTGACCATACCAACTAACACTAGTAAATTTGTCAGATAGTTCGGTTTGATATTTGCTTAACTTATTTTTAAAATCAGCCATTAGCGATTACCACCCGATCCAATTTCTAATTTAATACTATTTATACCACTCTCTTGTTTGTTGAGAATAATATAGCTTTTTCCCTTAATTGTAACGGCATCAAATTCTCCAAAAGTATCAACATTACCGTGAATGACAAGATTATACATTAACCGTTTATTAGTATTGATTTGATACCAGTTTTTAGCGACAATTCTTGGTTGTTCTAATCTGCCATTAACGGTCTTGGTTAGTTCCGTATTCCCCAGCTTATTGAATAATTTGGCACTTACAATTCTCATTCTTGCCACCACCTGAAGTATTCTTCTAAGTCTGACATTTTAGAGTCGTGATATTGCCAAAGGGCGGGAGTTAGAGCATCACCAAAAATACCGATATAAATAACCTCCTTGGCATATTCATATAAGTTCTTATTCGTTGTGTCAATCGTAAGCGTTGGGTTTAATCGTTGTGCTCTATTGATAGCGGAATTTTCTAACTCCTCAATAGTCCCAGACCAATCAGAATATGTGTCATCATCAACGTTTAAATATTTTTGATAATCAAAAGTAGTCATAATAGTCGGTTTCCTTTCCCTAAATTATAACATAAAAAAAAGACTATTTCTAGTCTTAAATTTGATTGTAAATACTATGCTGTAACAGATGCTGACAATGCACGGTTAGCGGCCAACAATGAACCAGCTACATAAGCACGACTTTCAACATATTGTGCGTTTTGTTGGATTACGAATGAGCCAAGTGTTTCAACCCCTGAACCTTGGAAACCAATTAGGTATGAATTAATATCAACAATGACATAAGGGATTTCAACTTTAAGCCCTTCGGCGTCTAATACATCAGTGGGAACCATTGCTTTAGCACCGAATGTGGTTTGCCCTAACAAGATAGCAGCACTCACAGCACCATCACCGCTTGCCAACTTGGCATTAGCTGCGTTTGATAGGAAGATAACCTTTTGAGAACCCTTAACCTTAGCAAAGTCAGAGATGATAGCTTGTCGTAAGTCATCACCAGTATATGTTTTTGGCAATTTTGTACCAGTCACTGTCAATTTGTCACCAACGATTGGATAAACCGCTGTAAATGGTGTTCCATCTTCGTTAACAACCCCACCACGTAGAATAGCTTGTGCCAAACGTTCGATAACATAAGCCGGTAATTCACGCATTAGCCAATCAACCAAAGCGCCACCCTTTAAGAATGTCATGTGGTCGAGACGTTGCAACTTGTAAATAGCCATAGGAACCAAGTTACGAATTTCGAATTTAGTCTGTTGGACAGTCTTATCTGCCAAACGCTTATGACCCAAAGCTCCAACGGTGTTCTTAGGTTCGATTACAATTGAACCGGCTTCGATATTAAATACAGGCTTGAATTGAGAAAATACAACATCTTCTTCAACCGCTGTTTCAATAGCTGAGATAATTTTAAGCGGTACCAAGTCGGCTTCGTTAACGTCTTGTGTAATTACGCCAGCGTTATCCAACTTTTCGAGCCATTGCTTTTGAAAGTCTTTTCCGTTATTACCTGCTCCAAATGCCAAAGTAGCATAATCAGAAACGGCTTTATTACTCTTCAAATATGATTGTAATTCCATTATAATATTTTCCTCACGTGAGTTTTCTAGATTAGTGTTAGTATACCACAATAATTATTATTTGTCAAACTTTTTCAAGATTTTGCCTAGTCGTAGTGCTTGCATGTTATCTGATACACTCAACTTTTTAACAAAACTAACCAACTCATCTACGGACTCTGTTGCGTTGTCAGGTTGTGAGTCATCTGGATTGTCTGGATTATCTTTTGGTTCTGGTGACTTGATGAAATCAGCCAAGTCCTTTTTTACGTCAGAAATTGCGTCTAATACATCTTGAATTGTTGGTTGCTTGTCATCTGTGGGTGTTGCTACTGGGTCTTGGTCTGCCATTTTAATACTCTCCTGTTTAATAATTTCTAGGCTTTGTGTAATAGTTGCTTTTGGGTCTGCTGGTACTGGTGTTACTGACAACTCCAATAAATCAATATCATCAATGTTATTGTTTTCATCAATTTCTCCAACTCCAAATCCAATTGAGACGGATAGGACGCCAGCGTGAATACCATCTAAAATTTGCTGACGATTAGAAACGCTTTCAAAAATACTGCCAGAATAAGCCAAACCCTCATCATCAACCGAAGTCATTGTAGCTTCCCCGATTGGCATGCTAGACCAGTCGTGTGATAAAAGTAATGGTACCTTTTTCCCGATCACTTTTTTACCAGCTTCTTGGGTTACTGTAATCCCAGAACGAGTGCGGGTTAGTGAATTAGCTACGCCCTTAATAATTCCGTCATTCGTTTCCGTCTGTGCTTGTGTTATTAACGTTGCTTGTGTTTTCATTAGCCGTGCTCCCTGTTTGTAATAAGGCATTAACTTCTGGATTGTTAAGTGCCACAGCATTTTTGTTACTAAATATAATCTGACCTAGTCCATCTGGATATGCTTCGAGACCTAAGTTTTCACGCAAATCATCATTGACCGTAGTTCCCGTGTAAAGCGTTTCTTTGGCAAATGTTGTGAAGCTCTCTAATGTGGCAAATTGAACTAAGTCAAGTATAAGTTTGATACGTGAACCAGCAATATATGAATTATAGTCAAATAATTCAGCATTAAGTAGTTCTTCAAATGCCCCCATCAACGGTCTTAATTGACTTGCGTAGAAAGCTCGATACTCTTCTTCGGTATATGAGCCATCAAGTAATTTAGATGATATGTGGAGCTGTTCATAAATTAAAGCACGTAAATCAGCCAATGCGGTGCCGTCTGGATTGGTAAGGTTAGCGTGGTCTTTCGTACTTTCGTTGGTGTTAGTTAAGAATGAGCCGAATCGTTTAATCTGATTATTTACTGCCGTCAATCGTGGGTTACTTTTATTTTGAAAATCGACTGATTGGTTCTCATAACCATTAACGTTTTCATTTTCTTTTCTAACGTCATTAGCTTTGATAGAACTTTGGATTTCAAGAACGTTTGAACTCTGTTTCGTACTTAAAATATCAATCAAGTTAGCATATTTGTCTAACAGTGTACTTGGTCGTTGCAACTTTAACTGTGGATATTCATAAACCTTAAAACCTTGCTTATCAGGTTGTGTCGAATAAATCTCAATACTTGTTGGAGCTTTAGCATTAGGAGCAAAGTAAACCTTATAATAAACTCTGCCAAATTTTAACAGGCCAAAAGCAAACTCATACATCATCTGATTGGCTGTTTGATTGTCACTTGGTTTTAAATTAAGTAAATAGTCTAATCGTTGATTGTTGCTAACGTTTTTTAGGACAAACTTGCCTTTTGTAAATTCACGAGCAATAAACTTGACAACTTCCTGGTGAATATCTAACTCAAAGCTCTGACCGTCTGCGTCTAAGTAAATATAGTTATTTGTACCATTGCTTGACAACGGTGTAACTGCGTTAGGTGTTAAGAAATTACTTACCAACGCACTAAAATCAAAAGCCATAGCATGCCCTTTCAAAAATGTATTATCTTTAACGCTAATTATATCACAAAAAAATGAAGTTATCAACCCCATTCAAATAAATTATCATTCAAATCATCTAACTGTGCTCGATATGCCATAATAAACGCCCAAACTGGATCTATTTTATCTGCGGACTTCTGTTTGTTAGGATATACTTGCCCAGCCCCATCAACCTTAACGTTAACGTTATTTAGAGACCACAACATAAGAGTATCTAGTAATTGAGCATTATTTTCCGCTATCTTACCTTTGATTAGTTGAGTAGGTTCGCTGACTACATTCGTTATTGGCCGATATGGCTTGTATTTATCTGCCCCGAATTCATCTGTAATGAGCTTAATAAATTCTTTGGCATAATAAGAATCACCCCCCATACCTACAACTTGTAAACCATTACTATAAATGTAATCTTGTAACCACTCAAATATTTCTTTGCTATCTATGTTTCCACCGTCTTGTAACGTCAACTCATCATTAGCAATAAAGTTGGCATAGTGTAAACGTTGTTCCTTGTTAGTATGTTCTGTCATGGTAATTTTAGGAA